GTTGTAGGTCCCCGTGTCGAAAACGACCGATGCCGCGGCCGACTCCTTGTCGTTCAAGAGGAGCTCCGTGACTCCCTCAATGCCGCGGTCCTCCAGAGGGACCGTCTCGCCTGAGGGCTCCTGCTCGACATCCTTATTCGGGATCGGGTTATCGAGCGCGTGGTCGCGAGTCGACCCCTGCACCTCACGGGAGCGGAACTCCACCTGATTGGGACTGGAGCGACGCCCGACGCGGGTCTCCACGTTGCGGAACCGCTGCTCGATTGGGGTCTCCTGATACTTGTAGACCTCCCGGTCGACCGTGATGTGCGGCAGAACTTGGTCGGCGATGTACGCCTCTTGATCATTGGCATACTCGATGGCGATCGCCGTCGCCGCTGGATCGTACTGAAAGGGGGCTTGTCCCTGAGCCATTGCATTGGGCTAGGTCGGTGAGTAAGTGTCGTGTCAGTCGTTTGGGGCGCCGCCTTGGCGCTGGGCGCTAGAGGGTGAACCGGTCAATCTTAACCGTCACCAACTCCCCGGCTCCTGAGGTAGCGTTTTGCGCGATGCCGATCACCTCGTCAGCGCCAGTGGTGGTGGCTTGAGCACGGCCGTCCGCGTCTGCAGCGATCTTGTCGCCGATCGACACCGAGGCGCCAGCTTCGATGCGAACCGTCCCGTCCTCGGCGACATCGACCTGCTCGCCCTCTTCGATGGCGGTGCGCTCGGCCTTTTGGTAGTCGAGGGCCACGCCGAAGGGGAGGTCCGTCGACGCGGTCGCCTCCACGACCTCTCCGCGGGCGGACTGCTTTACGATGCGATTGGGGCGCACGCCACCGGTGCCGGCATCAAAGGTGTGGATCTGCTGCGGGTCGGAAAAAGCCATTGTCTGTTGAGGCAAGCGCCTCTTTGGTCAGTGCGGAAAAGTGAATCGTGAGTAGAGCCTGCGGCGCCCAGGGCATCAGCTGTCGCGGCGGTCGAGAACGTTGTCCATCGCTTCGGCATAGCGGATCTCCTCGCCAGTCTCTTCCTTCACGCGCTCCTGCTCCTGCTTCGCGGCGTGGCGGAGGCTGTCGGCGTCGGAGAAGTCGACCGGGTCGGTCTCCTCCCCATCTGCGACCTCGCCGAGCACCACGACCGGACCCTGGTGGTCCATGATGTACTCCAAGGTCTCACGGAGGTCCTTGGTCTCTTCCCCACCGACCTCAGCGTCAGCAAAGTCAATCGTGCCCTCCTCGAGGCTGGCGCCCGCCTCCTCAGCCAGCTCCAGCACTTCTTGCCAGAGCGGCACGTGCTTCGAGTGAATGCGGCCGTTCTCGGCGGCCTCTTGGACCGCGTCCTCAATCTTGCGCTGGCGAAGTTCTTCCTCGGCCTCAGACAGGTTCTCCACGCGCTGGGCCTTCTGCTCCGCTTCCTTGCGCGCCTCACGCTCGGCGTCGAGCTCCTCTTCAAGGCCAGTGACCTCAGACTTCTTCTCCTCAATGCGCTCCTCAAGATCATCGAGCCGTTCGGTGAGCTCTTCGACATGAGAGGGCTGATCATCTTCGGACGCGTCTTCTTCAGAAGCGTCATCGGTATCTTCAGGGGGCTCGACCTGGGAGGAAGCCTCCTGGTCGGCATTGTCTTCGGGTTCTTCCTCTTGCAGGTCGTCCGGTCCGCCGCTCATCGGCACGCCGAGCATCTCGGCGAGGCGTTGAAGAACCGTGCGTGCATCGGAGTCGTCATTCATGTCGTCAGCGAGGTCGAATGTGACAGTATCGAGATCTTCGTCATCGGCGAGCTGCGGTGTCTCCAAGCCCTTCACGGCCGGCGCCTTCGCCCCGAGGAAGCCGACGTGCCGCAGGTAGGGCTCGCTGGCGTCGGGCACGGGGTGGTTCGGGTGGTCCGGCGGGTAGAAGCTTGCAGAGATTTTTTTGAAGCGGCCTGAGCGGACGGCCTCCTCAAAGTTCTGCTCCACTTGGTGTGGTTTTGCGCGCAAGTCGGCACCGTCGGCCGTGAGCTCATCGACCCATCCGAAGGCGGGCTGATTGTCGGCGGGATGCCCGATCACGAGCGGCGCCTCGTGCAGGTCGGGGTCGTACAGGTTGGAGATCGCCTTAACGTCCTCCTCAGTGTAGTCGATGACGCTGCCGTTCGCGCCGTGGTGCGTTCCGGCGCGGAAGATGTGGAGACTAGATGGGCCTGATAAAATCAGTTCATCTGAGCCGGGGACTTTGCTCTGAGGCATGAGGCCGTGAGTGGGCGAGAAGACAACTCACCCGTAGAAATGCGTTTCTGAGACCTCAGTTGCTGTACTTCCAGTACACCACCGCCGGAGTGTTATCCGTACGCCCGGCCGTAAACGACCTCACGCACTGTTGACACGCTGCAACAGTGCTGCTCGGCAAGGCGCCGGAAGGCTTGGTCGCGCCCATGCTCGTCTCGCAGCCCCGGATACTGGCGCCGAATGCGGACATTCCGCCGCACGATGCGAGCGGTCTCCCGAACGCGGCGCACGTCATCGTCGGTCGCGTCCTCTGGAAGCGTGACGACCTCCTTGGTGCTCATTGGGCTGCGATGTGGTCCAGAAGGATCTGCGCAAGGATCTCACCGTAGCGGTCCGACGGTCCCAAGAATTTTCGTTGGGGGATATTTATGTCCATCTGGTAGGAGCTCACCTGCACCTCCGTCGGCTGATCAAGCGGCTTCCCGAACGCCTGTGTGATGGTTCGCGTGTGGGCTGGCACCGTCACCGTATCGTCAGCCCCAAAGTTGTGGGCGAGCATCTTGTCCTTCTGGGCCGGCTCCGTCCCGCCGACCAAGAGCCCATCGCCGGTGACATCGTAGCCGATTTGCCCACTCATTTGGCCACTCTCGGTCAAGATCGAGTCGTTGTCCTTCCGCTCCCGCGTGGGCGGAGCCAGCGGCGGCCAAGGCTGCCCAGATGGCGTATTCTCTTCGTTGAACCGGTCCTCCGTCAGCAGCAGGAGCCGCTCCCCCATCCGCCGAAAGGCGGGCGTGGGATTTTGGAGCTCGTTGATCAAGCCGGTGAGGTCGTTGTCGGTCGCCATTAGCCTCCAAGATCAATTCCTTTGCTACGCATTTCGTCGAGCACCTGGCGTCGACGCTGGTCTTTGAGCCGGGAAAGCAACTCCTCACGTTGCTGGGCCCGCGCCTCTGGCGTGCCCGGCGCCGAACGGAAGCCCGGGTCCGGTAGCGGCGGGTTCGTTTCGGGGAAGTCCTCGTTGATAGCCAGACCCCGCCGCTCGATCGCCGCCCGGTCAATGCTAAATGCCTTGCACGTGCAGTTGAAGCCGTTCGGGGGCCAGTATGTCTGCCACGCCTTATGGTCCGCTGGGAGCACCGTGCCCTCCCACTGGACGTGATGCTCTCGTGGCTCTAGCGGCCGCCCGTGGCGGTAGAGGACAAAGACATCGATGCCGGTCTTCTCCGCGTCCTCCTGGATCTGGCGCACCTGCTCGCGCCGACCAGCGTGGTAGGCATTCGTCAGGTTCTGGCGGTAGATGAGTCGCTGGCGCCAAGCGTTTTGCCCCGGTGCCCAGCCGTGCTTCTCGGCGATGTCCTCCAAGCGATCCCGAAACTCATCCAGGCTCTGGCCGTCCTCCAGCGCCGTCTCCAGCTCAGCCTTGATGTCATCCAGCATCTCGGCCTTCGAGACGCCGGTGACGAAGAACGCCTGCTGGCGGTGGCGCTCCTCCAACTCATTCAGTACCTCGTCGGAGACAGGAATCCGCTTTTGAAAAAGCTTGATCGCCTCCTCAAACCGGACCTGCAGATCGTCGGGAAACTCCGGCATCAGGTCTGCACCTCAGTTTCGGGTTCTTGCGTCTCGACTTCAGATTCAGCGTCCATCTCCAACCGACCGGCGCCGTGGGCGGCCGTGAGGGCCGTCTCCATTACTTCCGCCAAGTCATCGCTCTCCAGATCGTCGTAGAGTTCGTCGACCCGGCGCACCGCCTCGCCGATCGTGTCGGCCTCTTGGAGGGCCTCGTCGACGGTATCGAGCATCTCGTCAAAGGTATCGGCCGCCTGCTCCTCAAGGCGCCGCGTGTAGTCGGCTACGACCTCCAGGTTCTCTTCGCGGGCATCTTCATCAGGGTCCTCCTCTTCTTGCAGCGACGCAAGCTGCGGATCCTCGCCAGCCGGGCCTCCGGGAGAGCGCTGAATGGACACCTCCTCAAAGATCTCGTCTCTCCCTGCGAACTTCTGATTGATCCAGGTCGTGGCCCCTTCACCGCCCGGGCGAAAGCCAATCCTCGACAGATCAACCAGTATG